ATTTTCAGTGTTGAATGGGATTGGCTTGCTTGGCTGCGCTGGCGGTAGCTCAGTGGGGAAGGGCCAGATGGTCATGCCCCCTCCTTGATGCCGTGGGCGGCTTCGATGGCTCGGGCAAAATTGATCCAGTCACTGCTATCAAGTGGGTAACTTGGAGATGAGCCTCCAACGTGCGTGTTTACAAAATGCAAGATGCTCTCATCCGTCAGCGGCTTGCGCTGCTCTAACTGTGCAAGCTTTTGTTCAAGCATCGTGCAGTGTTGCGCCAGCTTTGCGTATTGTTGAGCCACCGGCTCCTGCTCTGGCTGCTCCAGCGCTTTGCGTAGGTTTTGCAAAACTGTGGAGTGTGTACCAAATGCCAACCCACTTTCCAACGCTTCCAGCGCCTGCTGCGCGGCTTGTCTTAAGTCAGTCATTTCATGTTCCTTCCAATTTCAGCCGCTGCCCTACCCACGGGCGCTGTGCTGCGGGTGGGGTGGTTGCGTTACGCAAAGCATCTTCCAAAGCACACTGGATGGCTCGGTTTCTGGTAACAAAGTTTGACCGTTCCTGGCCTTCTGTCAGTGAAACAAGGCGACCCGTCTTTTCCAGATCAAGCGCCAAGTCAAGTATTGCTTTTGCTTGAGTTTTACTTAGACACGCCACCGGCTCCTGCTCTGGCTGTGCTGCCGTCAACTTCTTAATGCCAGCATCTCGCCAAGCCTGCTCGATTGCATCAACAGACTCACGCATGTAGTCGATGCTGCGGCAGTTTTGATCGCCGCCAAACGATGCTTCACCATCGTCCATGTAAACCCCAGCGCCGTGTCGCTGGGCGCACAGCATGCGTCGCAGGTGACGTTCGGTTTTGCTTTGCGGCATGCCGTCGCTGCGCTGCTCTGGCTGCTCCAGTGCGGCTTTTAGGGCGGTGATAGCTTCTTGCGTTGCTTTTTGAACGCGAAAGCTGTCCACAGTAACTGCCGATATTTCCAAAGCATCCAGCGCCTGCTGCGCGGCTTGTTTCAATGTGGTCATACCAAACTCCAAACAATTTCAGCCACCGCCATCACCAGCAGCGCCCCACGGGCGGCGGCGTGTAGTAGGCGGTTCATTCCTTTGCTCGTTTAATAACGGCCAACGCGATGGCCTTTTGTGGAGTTTTTGAACTCGGCTGTCCGTAACCAGCCACATTCCACCAGCCTGCAACAGCAAAAGGAAACATGTTGTACCGCGCCGCAATCGGGCCGATCACTTTCCAGTCGCGGTAGTCGAAAACTTTACCTATAAGCAAAATATCGCTACCAACCCATACCTTCCCGTCTCTGCTTCTCCACACAATAGGCCACCCAATAGACAGAGCAAGGGCTCTGTTAATTTCAGTGTCGGTCATGGCTGCACCCCCGTGGCTTTGGCGATGGCGGCGCGGTCGGCGGCAAATAACAGGCGGCTCATAACAAGTATCCCCACACAAAGCTAATAGCTGCCATTGCCAGGGTTACGATGGCCGTGACGACCAGGTATTCGGCCCAGCCGCAGGCGTAGTAAAGCCGTTGCCAATCTTGTTTTTTCATGTTGCTCTCCAAACAAAAACATCAAGGCACACCACTATCAACGCGAGCGCATAAGTGGCGGCCAAGACTGTTCTCATAATTTTTTCTCAAGGCCGTGTTTGATGTAAAGCAGAGCCTGGCCAGACACCGTGCGCGTGTTGACCTCGGCCTGCCGCCTAAGCTGCTCCATGACCGACAGGGGCATCCTGATGGTCATGAAGTGCTCTTTGACCTCTTTACTCTTGGCCGGAGTTTTCATCATCATTTCCAAGCAGCACCTTGCTGTCTTCAATCTGAGTGCCGGCGGCCACCAGGCGCACCAAGTCTTCTTGGCTGGCTGCGTTGGCTTCCAGGCTGGTGCGTGCCACAAAGCGCACGGCCTCAACTCGGCTGACGGCGCGGATTAGTCGTTCCACGCCCGTGTTCTTGTTCTTGACCAGGTAAATACGATTTGCCATTTTTTTGTCCTATGAAGGTTGAAGAGTTGCATAAAAGGCGCTGATTTGCTGTTTTGCATCCTCAGCACCTTTTCCCACTATAACACAATAATGCACACTTTTCAGATACGCAATGATTTCCTTCTGTTCAGGGCTCAACACGCCGCCTTTCTGGCGTTTCATTTCGACCCATAGCCGCCAGGCCGGGATAAACAGATCAGGGATGCCCTTAACGGTGCCCTCGACCTTGAGCGCGGCCGCTGTAGCCATGCTCCTGGCGCCTCCGTTGGGGATGGAGTGGATGAGCACGCCAGGGTATTGGCGTCGAAACCATTGCACGACTTGGCCTTGCTCGTAATGCTCGGTTGGGATTTTGTCGGCGCTCAAAATGGAACGTCCATTTCCCAATCGGCGCACTGATTCACGGAGGCGGCAAAGTCCTGGGGCGGCGTCATGAAAAAGGCCACGCAGATACCATCATTGGCATAGTGCAGACAGGTATGGCAACACTTTGGCGGACCCTGGTGATAAGCCTCCACGATGATGTCGTAAGCCTTAACGACCTCTGGCTTTGCATGTCTCAAGTCCAACTCCTGTGAAGTACACGATAAAATTTTCCGTCTTTTTTGAACTCAATCAATTGAGGCGGCTGGGCCTCATTCATGACTTTGACCATGTTGTCGAGCCCTTCCACGTTCAGCAATGATGCACCGCCTTCCCGCGCCATTGTCAGCAAAAGCCGCATGGCCTTCTCGGCTGCGTAACCATCGTGCAAGACCGTCAGATACTCGGTGATTGGCGTGTCACTCAGCACCCCGTAATAGGTCACGGCCAGCATCTGTTTGCCACTGGCGCGGCTTTCGTGAACGCGCCACTCCCAGCTTTTTACCGCCATGTCCGTGCCCTCTATCCCCATGATGTCGTCATGACGTAGGGCTAAAACCGGCGCTTCTTTGGCGGGAAAAGCGGTGCCGCAGGCAGGGCACGCAGACACCGATATGGCGCACAGTTCGCCGCAGTTGTCACAGACCTTCACAGGCGCCTCTCCGTCGCCCTGGCTGCCCTTGCTTGGCGTTTTCACGTTGGTGATCGGTCCATGCGTCTGCACCACACCGGCAAAGTCCAGCACCAGGCAATGATCGGTATGTGACTTGGGCCGCAAGCCTCGGCCGGCCATCTGCACATAAAGGCCAGGGCTCATGGTTGGCCGCAACATGGCGATCAGGTCGATGTCCGGGTAATCGAAGCCGGTCGTCAACACGTTGGCGTTCGTCAGAGCTTTGAGCTTGCCGGCCCGAAAATCATCCAGCATCTGCTGGCGCTCTTTTTGTGGCGTGTTGCCGGTGACGCAAGCGGCCGCGATCCCTTTGGACAGCAAGACCGCAGCAATGTGCTCGGCGTGGTCGATGCCCGTGCAGAAAAAAAGCCACGCTTTTCTTTCTCCAGCAAGCTCAATGACCTCTTGCACGACAGCCTCGTTTTGCTCGTTGGTGTCCACTGCCGCCTGCAATTCCGATTCAATGTACTCGCCCCCGCGCTTCTTGACATTGGAGGCGTCCAGCCGCGACCGGGTGACTTTGGATCGCAATGTGGACAGGAACCCCTTGTAGATCAACTCCTCGATGCTTACGCCGTCGATCAGGGCGTCGAAGATAGCCGGCTTGTCGGTAATCATGCCGTGTCCAAGGCGGTACGGGGTGGCTGTCAAACCTATCACCCGGAGCGATGGATTGATTTTTAGCAAGTCCGCCAGCAGCGCCCGATAGCCGCCCTCATCTTGATGGCTCACCAAATGAGCTTCGTCAATGATGACTAGATCAATGTGTCCAATTCGATCCGCTTTTTTGCTGATGGATTGGATGCCTGCAAAGGTGATGGGCTCACCCAACTCTCGCCGACCCAGGCTGGCGCTGTAAATGCCCATTGGCGCCCCTGGCCAGTGCTGGCGCATCTTTTCGGCGTTCTGCACAATCAACTCCTTGACGTGCGTAAGCATCAAGATGCGGGTCTCTGGCCAATTCTGCACGGCGTCTTTGCACAAGGCGGCAACGATGTGGCTCTTGCCCGAGCCGGTGGGCAGCACCAGGCAGGGATTGCCAGGGTTGCCGGCCTCCAGCCAGGCGTAAAGCTGGTCAATGGCGCGTTGTTGGTACTCTCTCAGCATATGCGGCCATTCCATTGCTCGCGCAAAGCCATCGCTTGCGGGTCGGCGTCAACACAGGCAGCAGTGTTGGCCAGCAGTTCCTTGGAGCCGAACACGTCGGGAGCCGGCAAACCATTGAACACCTCTTTGGCGCCGATACGGTACTTGGCCACCCATTCCTTCGGGCTGTCCACGATCTGCCACGGCACAAGGTCGGGGTGCAAGACGTGGCTTTCGCAGCCGGTGTGCTGCGCGTCTGGCGGTATCACGTCGTCCCACTTGGCGCAGTGCCAGGTCGAGTTACTGAGCGGCGTTGCATGGGCGCACGTTCGGCAGTTGACCTCCTTGGTGGTCTTGCTGCTAAAGCAGAAATCATGGCCAGGGCAGTATTTGCACTCAAACCAGGTAGGGTCGGTGCTCATAGGCTCGGGGATGCGATCTGACAGTGCAATGCGGTGTCCACGATCCACATACTTCTGGGCAATGGCTTTGTCCAGCCTGACGCGCTCGGTGTAGATTCGGTCGTCATCCTTGCACACCGCCAGGTACAGCGCCCGATCAATCTTGGAGCCCAGCATGTAAACCTGCATCTGCACAAAGTGCATGAATTTGGACTTTTCCACGCCATCCTTTACCAGCGCGTCAAATGATTTCTTGGCGTGCGTTTTGAACTCAGCAATGTGCTTGCCTTTCTCGGCGCCGGGCACGCCGGAATGAATCACGCCGTCCAAGCTGCCGCTGACGTGGCTGCCAAAATCTACTCGGCTTTGCGACCCGGTGGTGGCTCGGATGTCGATGCCAATGTCGCGCAAGTCGGACACGATCATGGCCTCTTCCTTGTGGCCGCGACGGAACAGGCGCAGGATGCGGCCTGGGAATTTTTCGATCACCGCCCAGCGGAAAGACAGCCATAGCCAGCGATCACAGGCGTGGCCAAGGGTAGAGCAGCCAAGATGCGGACGCGGACGCTCCTGGCGCTTCTGGTGGGCCTCATCGATCATTGATTCAATGCTGACGACCGGCGTGGTTGGTTCAGGTATTTGCATGTTCTTGTCTTGTTGGTGGTCGGGGTACTCGCCAAACTTTCCCCCTCCCGTTTACTCTTTGACGAAAACCCCGTTGGGCAGCAGGGTGCCTTTTCGGTTCTTGATTTCCTCGTAGGCAAAGCCCATGCACGCCACCAGATCAATGTGCTGCAAAGTGCAGTAATTGATGAGGCAGACCATGACATCGCCCACGCCATCAATTACTTGTGCGATGTCGTTTTTGATGGTGGCATCCGACAGTTCGCCCAACTCGCTCATGAGCTTGAGAAGTTGGGTGGCGGGTGTCGAGTTTGGAATAATTTTCCGAGCCTCTGCCCAGCGAATAATGTCCATTTCCAGTTGCGCGTAAGTGCTCATGTCGATTCTCCTTTCAGTTTTGCTTGAATTTCCTCGACCGACACATCGGTGAGGTGCGACAAGAGGCCAAACAAAGGCGCCGGGTCTTCCTGGAGCAGCAGGCATTTTTCAATATAGTCCAGGCCAGCTTCCAGCACCTTGTTTTTCTTGGGCGCCAGCACGGCTTTCGTCACCTTGGTTTTGCCGGCAGCCTTGGCAACGTCCAGCTTTTCCTGAATGAAGTTGGACGCATTGCTGCCATGCTTTTCCACGGCTGCCACGGCGTTGGCAGCACTGATCTGGCCCGACTCAACAAGGTTGCGAATTTTCTTCGGTGCGCTGACCAGCTTCAAAAGCTCGACAACGTAATTCGTTGAAAAATTCAAGCGACGACCAATTTCCGCCGCTTCCATGCTGTAGTTATGCGCCAGCTTCTTGCAGACGGCGGCCTTCTCCAGCGGCGTCAATGGCTTGCCGCTGTTGGATACCACCAGGCCCACAATCAGGTCTTCCGCATTGGTCCCGGCGGGTTTTGTGACCATTGGCAGGTGCGTGATTTCCGCACCCAGATCGTTAGCCATCTTGGCCGCCGTCAGCCGACTGTGACCATCGACAACATAGATCACATCTTCGCCGCCCTCTTTGGCAATGAAGCCGGACAGGGGCTTGTCGCGCCAAAATCCATTTTCGTAAATGGATGTGGCCAGCGATTTAATGTGCTCCGCATACTCATCGTTGTGAGTACGCACGTTGAATTCCTCAATGACCTTGATCGAGTCAATCGGGACCATCCACAGGTCGCCGCTTGAGGCGCCCACAGCCTTCATGCCGGCCTTGACCGAGCCGCTTGTGATGTCTTCTACTGCGCTCATTTTTTCATCCAAGGCGGTGTGGCTTTGGCGGGACCGGCGGCTGGCGCAGGGGCAGTTGCACTTTCTGCTGGCGCTGTTTGCGGGATCAAGGAAGGCATGGCCGCGCTATTCAACGAGCGATAGCCTTTGACTTCATTTTTGTCGCCTTGCTCATCCTTGCGGATGGTCAATTTGATTTCCAGCCGGCCGCCAATCAGTTGATCGGTGTCGCTGACTTCGTTTAGGCCAATCGCACGCATGATTTCGCCCAATTGCTGACGACCAATCTCTTCGGCCTTCGGCGTCGGATTCTTGATGTTGAGGTTGCCAAACACGGCTCGTCCTTGGTGGGTCGGGCCGGTAATGTTAAAGCGCACGGCGATGTATTTGCCGGTGCCTGCCGACGTTGTTTCGATGGGAGCTTTGGCAATGACGGCCGAATACCAGCCTGCTGGCATTACCTCGTAATTGTTGCCTTCGGGGAGATTGGCAATGTTGAAAGTTTCGTTCAGAAAAGCCATGATTTAGTCCTTGGTTATGGCGAAAGAAGGGCGTCCAGGGGTGGACGTGATGGCCAATGTCAACGGCGCGATTACAGCCTGGTCGGCCGCTTTCCATGCCGCAGCATTGATTTCCGGCTTCCACCGGAAAAGGGTCGGCAAGTAATCTTCAAGACCGGCTTCTTTCGCAACCGATTGCAGCTTTTCGCTGTCAACTTTCTTGTTGATTTTGCCCTCGATGGTCACGGTAAAGCCTTCGATTTCGCGCTTCATCGTGCCGCTGAAGTCTTTGGCGACGGCAAACTGTTTGACGATCTGATCTTCCAGTTCACGGCGCTCGGCCGTTGCGGCGGCCTCAAGTTTTTTGGCATTAAGCCATTTTTGGTACAGGCTCATGCTGATGCCATCCCAAAAAAGCGCACAAACGAAGCGTGCGGCGGTGCCACATAGCTGCTCCGGGTTTGCGGGTATTCGGTCGGGCGGGGCTGATCGTAGAAGACGCGCTCTTTCAGGGATTCAGCAGTGTGAAACTTCTCGGGGCACTCTTTTTTCAAGTTTGCCACCACCTCGTCCACTTTAGCGTGACCCAGATCAGAAGCTCGGCGCAAACGGTACTGCTGCTGCTGCGTGAAGAGATTGTGTTCCATCATGCTGCCACCCCCACGATTTTGGCGATGATAGCGCCCATGTCGGGGGCTTCCCAGGGACCGAGCTTGCCCGAACGATCCTTGGCGGACCACAGGCCATCGGAGTCACACATCAGGGCGCGTTGCGTCACGTTGTCTTGGTCCTTTTCGATGCGCAGCGCCAGCACCTCGTCAAAGAAGTAAGGCAGGGACTGGCCTGTTTTGCTGCCAGGCATCGACGGGGCATACAGCATCCGGCCCATTTCGTCGGTGCTCTTCTCCAGCTTGGCCGTCATGAGCACGTGCTTGCCAGGCAGATCACGGAAAGCGCGAATGATGTCGGCCATCTGCTCCTGCATTGCGCCATATGCTTGGCGCGGGTCTTTGTTGACCTTCTTTTCATGGTTGAGACAGACCTCGGCGATTTCCGAAATGCTGTCAATTCCCACGGACATGTAGCCCTTCGCCTCTTCGCTTTGCGTCAACCATTCGTAGGCTTCGTGCAACTCTTCCATCGAAGTGATTTCGATGAATGACATGTCAGCGTCCTGGATAGACAGCAGTCCACCTTCTGCCGACAATACGATGGGGCTGGGCAGTGTCTTCATCAAGGTGGTCTTGCCAGCCCCAGCCGGTCCGTAGACCAGTGCCTTGACGCCGTTGGCCACAAGGCCTCGGGTGCTTTTAATGTTGATAGCCATTCGGCTCT